GCCCGCTGAGGGCTGGTTGGTGGAAACGTCATGGTCGCATGTGGGATGGTTAGGGTGCAGGAAGTCAGGGCCTCGCGCGAGCGGGGCCCTTTCGCGTTTGGGGCAAACCCCGGCCGCGAACGTCGTGACCCCTCGCGGGAATGCGCGACGAGATCCGCGAGCGTGCCCGGCAGGTATCACGGCATGGCGCGCCCGCGATCGCGGCACGCGGCAGGGCATGGGAGGTCGCTCATGTGGCAGCGCATAGGCGAGGTGCTCGTGGCGCTCGCGCTCTACCACGTGGGGCTCTCATGCCTGCGCGGCGTGGCCAAGCTCGCGCTCAGGCGCCTGCGCAGGTGGGACGACCCGCGTGGGTGACGCCCAGGCGCCCGCCTACGACTGGGCGCTGCACGCCAGGCTCAAGTCGGAGCTCGAGCGCGACGGCGACTGCCACAGGTTCTACAACCGCGGGCCGTGGCGCAGGCTCAGGCTCAAGGTGCTCAGGGAGTCGCACTGGGAATGCGCCGACTGCATGGCGCTCACGCCCGCGCGGCTCACGCCCGCCACGTGCGTGCACCACGCGCACGAGGTGGAGGACGAGCCGGGGTGGGCCCTCACCGAGTGGGTGCCGGACGGCCACGGCGGCGTGGAGCGCAATCTGTGGCCGCTCTGCCACGACTGCCACGACCGTCGCCACGGCCGCTACGCGGGCATGCCCCTCGAGCAGCGGTTCAGGCGCTCCTCTCCCGAGCTCACCGACGAGTGGTGGTAGGCACCCCGGGCACCCCAAAACCCCGTTTTTCGGGCGCCCCTACCGAACGACGGCCCACAACACGGATTTGTATTTTTCGACAAGTTATCGACATTTTCGGTCAGAAATTGTCGAAAAGTGAGGTCTGATGGGCGATTTTGACTTCTCTCTGACGGAAGCGTGGGGCGTCGACGCCGAGAAGTTCGACTTCGACGTGACCAAGCTCCGCCAGGAGGACGGCGACGACGGCCTGGGCTCCCCGCGCTACCGCCTGCCCAGGGTCTATGGCCAGACGGTCAGGCGCCCGGTCCTCTACGAGTACGCCGAGGACTTCGCGCGCGGGTTCAGGTTCGCGCCCGGCTACCGCGAGATGTGCTTCGTCTCCGGAAACTTCGTCTACGGCGACGTCATAGAGGCGCTCGTGGCGATGGGCAAGATAGACATCCGCAGGCTCACGATCCAGACGCTCACGCTCTCCCAGGAGAACGTCGACTCCCTCTGGAACGTCTGCGACATGTCGCCCGGGCTAGAGAAGCTGAGGATCATCTGCGGCGGCTACTTCTGGGCGCACGAGCACAAGCCCGGGGGAGTCATCCCCTACATGTACCAGGAGCTCGACCAGGGCGACGTGCTCGACGTGGCGTTCGCCGCCATACACACAAAGATCGTCTCGATCGAGACCACGCGGGGCAACCACGTGGTCATGCACGGCAGCGCGAACCTGCGCAGCTCGCGCAGCATAGAGCAGGTCATGGTCGAGTGCGACGACGCCCTGTGGGAGTGCGTGGAGGACTTCGCGGACAGGGTCCTGGAGTCCTACTCCGTGATAGACAAGGAGAAGCCCAGGGGCGCGGGCCGCGGCATGCTCGCGGGACGCCTCTGGAAGTGGCTCGAGGAGGGACACGATGGCTAACTACGACGTCGGCGGCGGCGCCAGCTCGAGCAAGGGCACGGCCGCCAAGGCACGACGATCCAACCGCAGGCGCGCGAAGTCGGACAACAAGCCGCTCACCAAGAAGGACCAGGAGGCGGCGCGCAAGTGGCTCGACGACTTCGAGGACCTGCCCTTCTAGCACGTGGAGGTGAGACATGGCGACCAAGCGGCCCGAGCCGTGGGACGAGGCGCAGAAGGCGCAGGCGCGCGGCGTCATGACCGCGTTCGCCACCAGCGGCGAGGACGGGCGCCTCATCATGTGCGACGTGATGGAGTGCGCGCCGCGCGACCTCGACTGGCTGTGCAAGGAGGCGTTCGGCCTCACGTTCTCCAAGGCCCGCGAGAAGTACGAGCGGGTCGGCAAGGCGCGCATAAAGAGCGCGATCTTCCAGGGCGCCGAGGGCGGCAACGCCAAGATGCTGGAGCTCGCGTCGAGGATCTCGGGACTCTACGTCGAGACCCCGCGCTTGAAGCCGGGCCCCAAGCCAAGGCCCAAGGCGGAGGACGAGGGACCAGGTGTCGACTTCTAGGCGCGCGCGGGAGCGCGTGGCCCAGAGGCTCGACCCGGATTCCATCCCCGAGATCGCCGGGTGGCTGCACATGGTCGAGGGCGGCGAGATCGCCGCGTGCCTCGAGCAGCACCTCCTGTGCTCGCTCGTGCGCTTCGTCTTCGAGCGGGAGATGCTGTGGCTTGACCGCGAGCGGCTCGACCGCTACGTCGGCTACCAGCGCTACTTCCCGTTCGACCTCGAGCCCGACGAGCTGTTCATGCTCGCGCTCATGCTCTGCCTGTACACGGCCGACGGCGTGCCGCGCTTCAAGACGCTGTTCCTCTACGTCGGGCGCGGCTACGGCAAGAACGGCTTCATAACGTTCCTCGTCTTCTGCATGCTCTCGGACGCCAACGGCATCCTCGAGTACGACGTGAACGTGGTCGCGACCACCGAGGAGCAAGCCAAGACCAGCTTCACCGAGCTCTACAACCTGCTTGACCGCGACAAGGACCGCTTCAGGCGCGGCTTCACGTGGACGAAGACCGAGATCAAGAACCTCTCCACGAGCTCGGTCTTCAAGTTCCTCACGGCCAACGCCAACTCCAAGGACGGCGGGCGCCCCGGCGCCCTCGTCATGGACGAGGAGCATGCCTACGAGTCGAACAAGACGATGGGCGTGCTGCTGGGCGGCCTCGGCAAGAAGCCCGACGCGAGGGTCTTCAAGATCACGACCGACGGCGAGGTGCGCGAGGGGCCGCTCGACGAGGACAAGGAGCTGGCCGAGGCGATCCTCAGGGGGGACGAGCCCGACAACCGCTTCCTCCCGATGATGTTCCGCCTGGACTCGCCCGAGGAGATCCACGACGAGGCCATGTGGCCGAAGGCCAACCCCTCGGTCACGCGACGGCCCGAGCTCCTGCAGGAGTACCGCGACGACTATCGTGATTGGTGCCGCCACCCGGCGAAGCACCCCGAGGTCCCGACGAAGCGTTTCAACTGCCCGCAGCAGCGGACTGACATAGCCGTGACGTCGCGCGACAACCTCATGGCGGCGTCCCGTGACGTGGGCGACCTGCGAGGGCTGCCCTGCGTGCTCGGCATCGACTACGCCCGCACGACCGACATGGTCGGGGCGTGCCTGCTCTTCCACCGCGACGGCGAGTGGCAGGCCCTCCACCACGCGTGGTGGTGCACGCACTCCTCCGACGCGGGCGAGGTCAAGGCGCCGCTCGAGGACTGGGCGGCGATGGGCCTCGTCACCATCGTGGACGACGTCGACATCTCGCCCGCGCTCCCGTGCGAGTGGGCGCGCGACACCGCAGACGCGCTCGGCGCCGACATCGTCATGGCGGCCCTCGACGACTACAGGCTGGCCCTGATGAAAGGCGCGCTCGCGGACGTGCTGGGCTTCGACTCCGCGCTCAAGGGGGAGGACCAGCAGGTCTACGTCGTGCGGCCCTCCGACCAGATGCGCATCGTGCCCGTCATCGACTCGGTCTTCGCAAACCAGCTCGTGGCGTGGGGAGACTCGCCGCTCATGAGGTGGTGCGCGAACAACGCGATGCTCGTGCCCGCGCCCAACGAGAACTTCAAGTACGGCAAGCAGGCCCCGCACTCGCGCAAGACCGACGTCTTCATGGCCTACGTCGCGGCGATGTGCGTGGGCGACCGCATCCCCGAGTCGTACGACCTCGGCTCGCTGCCGATGCCCGTCATGTTCTGATGCCCCTCTGGGCCAACGTGGCTATGAAAATTGGCCACCAAACGACCAAACACGAATACTTGCCCGATTCTATTGGGCAAAGCCCTTAAAACGGCTCTCAGAGCCTCGGCCCCGCAAGGGGCCTTTTTCATGCCGACAGGAGGTGGCGAGATGGCCATCAGGCACACGATAGTCGACTGGCTCGGCAACGTGCTGGGCGAGGACGGCCAGCCGGCAGATGCCCGGGTCTTCGAGCAGAAGCAGCGCTGGCTCTGGATGGAGGTCGCGCGCGCGGTGCTCGAGTCCTACGTGATCGCGGCTATCCAGCGCTCTCCCGTGCGCATCTACCGCGCGGGAGGCGAGCCCGAGTCGCGCGACCACGACGCCTATCTCTGGAACGTGAGCCCGAACCCCAACCAGTCGCGCTCCGACTTCATGGCGGAGCTCCTGCACGAGTCCCTGCACGACGAGAGGGGCGCCCTCGTGGTCCCCATGAGCAGGGGAGGGTCGACGTCGCTCTTCATCGCAGACGGCTTCACCGTGCGCGAGGAGTCGACCCGCGAGGACCGCTTCGAGTACGTCTCCATCAACGGCTCGACGGCCGCCACGCGCAGGTCATACCGCGCGAGCGACGTGTTCCGCTTCCGCCTCACGCCCGTGCCAGGCTGGGCGAACCTCATGGACCTCGTCACCGAGGAGTACCAGAAGCTCGGCGAAATGGCAGCGGACGCATTCGAGGACGGCAACGCGTCGCGCTACAAGCTCATGACCGATGTGCCCATCTCGAGCGGCCAGGCCCAGATGGACAAGGTCGCCAAGTACATCGACAGCTCGCTCAAGGCCTTCATCAAGGGCGAGCGCGGCGTGCTTCCCGTGTACAAGGGATTCGACCTGCAGCGGCTCTCCAACGCCTCCAACGCCGCCTCGTGGCGACGCTCGGAAGACATCATCGCCATACGCCAGGACATGTTCGACGCCGCGGCCGCGTGCTTCCGCATGCCCGCGAGCCTGCTCTACGGCAACACCAACAACTTCGAGTCCGTGTGGACCAGCTTCATGACGTTCGTGGTCGACCCGCCCGCGCAGGCCATGGCCGACGAGATCGCGCGCAAGACCCTCTCCGAGGCGGAGTGGGCGAGCGGCGGCTTCGTCGACCTCGACACCTCGCACGTCAAGCACGTCGACCTCTTCGACGTGGCCGACAAGGTCGAGAAGCTGGTCGGCAGCTCCGTCGACACCCCCAACGAGATCCGCGAGTTCACCCGCCAGCGGCCCGTCGCCGCGCCCGGGATGGACGACTACCAGAGGACGAAGAACTTCGAGACCGCAGGGGGAGGTGAACAGTAATGCACAACGCAATCCCGATGCAGCTCCTGGTCGCTCACGACCAGACGAGCGCCGACCTGTACATCATGGGCGACATCTCGCGCGGGCACTGGCTCTTCGGCAAGGGCGAGACCGACACTGACGCCTCCGACGTGGCCAAGGCGCTCGCGGACCTGCCCGAGACGTGTGGCGAGATCACCGTCCACATCAACTCGATGGGCGGCGAGGTTGCGCAGGGCGTGGCCATCTACAACGCGCTCAAGGCGTCCAAGGCCCACGTCACGACCGTGTGCGAGGGCTTCGCGTGCTCCATCGCCTCCGTGATCTTCATGGCGGGCGACGAGCGAGTGATGCGCAACGCGTCCCTGCTCATGGTCCACGAGGCGTGGATGGGAGCGCAGGGCAACGCCAAGGACCTCCGCAAGGCCGCCGACGACCTCGAGACCATCACCGAGCTCTCCAAGCGCGCCTACATGGAGCACGCCACCGACGAGCTCACCCGCGAGAGGCTCGACCAGCTCATGGCCGACGAGACGTGGATCCTGCCCGAGCAGGCGCTCGAGTGGGGCTTCGCGACCTCCGTCGAGCAGGTGGGCGAGGACGAGGAGCCCGAGCAGAGCGCGATGCAGTCCGTCATGAGCAGGCTCACGGAGGAACCGCTGAAGTTCAAGACCACGCAGGACGAGATCGAGCGCATGGCCCAGAGGGTCGCCGCGCTCGTCTCCGAGTCGCTGGAGACGTCGCAGGCGCAACAGTCTCAACCTCAAGTCGAGCCTAAGACAAACGAGCCCGAGCCAGAACACAAGTCGTTCATGCAGCGCGCCGCGCTGATGTTCGCAAACGACGCCCGATAGGGCAGAAAAGGAGGGCAAGATGCCCATCAACCTCAACGGCAAGGCCACCGAGGCCCGCCAGCAGCTCGTCCAGGCGTTCATGGGCGAGGATTCCGAGGCCCTCGAGGCCGCTTTTGCCAACTTCCAGCAGCAGGTGGCCGACGACCTCGCGGAGCAGTTCCGCGATGCCATGGAGTCGCATGACGAGATGATCCTCGCCCAGCGCGGCTTCCCCCAGCTCACCAAGCAGGAGACCGAATACTTCTCCGGAGTGATCTCCGCGCTCAAGTCGGACAACCCGCGCCAGGAGCTCACGCGCCTCGCCACCATCGGCGACGGCACCGGCGCGACCGACGTCAAGACGCGCATGATGCCCGAGACCGTCATCGACGAGATCCTGCGCGACATCGAGGAGGCCCACCCCCTGCTCGGCGTCGTCGGCGTCACCAACGTCGGCTACGTCCCCACGTGGCTGCGCAACAAGCACTCCCGCCAGCTCGCGGTGTGGGGCGTCGTCGAGTCCGCCATCTCCAAGGAGATCACCTCCGCGTTCGACGTCGTCCAGGTCACCCAGGGCAAGCTCTCCTGCTACGGCGCAGTCTCCCAGGACATGCTCAACCTCGGCCCGCGCTGGATGGCCGCCTACGTGCGCGCCACGCTCGGCGAGGCCATGGCATGCGGCCTCGAGAACGGCCTCGTCAACGGCGCCGGCCCCGTCAAGAGCGAGCCCATCGGCCTCGTCCGCGACATCACCGCCGCGATCAACCCGACCACCGGCTACGCCGAGAAGACCGCCGTCGAGGTCACCGACTTCACGCCCAAGACCTACGGCGGCCTCGTTGCCAGGCTCTCCAAGACCGACGACGGCAAGACCAAGCGCTCCGTCGCCGGGCTCACGCTCGTGTGCAACCTCAACGACTACCTCACCAAGGTCATGCCCGCGACCACGCTGCTCAACACCAGCGGCGACTACGTCAACGACCTCTTCCCGGTGCCCACGCGCGTGGTCACCTCCGAGTACGTCGCCGAGGGCAAGGCCATCCTGTTCCTGCCCGGCGAGTACGACCTGCTCGCGGGCGGCAACCGCGGCATCGAGTACTCCGACGAGTACCAGTTCCTCGAGGACAACCGCGTCTTCAAGGTCGTGCAGTACGCCTTCGGCCTGCCCTGTTGGAACACCTCCGCCATCGTCCTCGACATCTCCGGCCTCGACCAGGCCTACGTCACCGTCAAGGACATGGCCTAGTACCGAAAACGTCACGACGGGAGGTGACGCCACATGGCAGCTGACCAGACCGTGGTCGACGCCGTCCTGCGCAAGCTGAACGTCACGTGGGAGGACGAGGTCACGGAGGCGCGCGTCAACGACGCTATAGAGGCCGTCTCCCCGGCGCTCGCTCTCAGGCTGGGGCTCGACGCCGCCCACGAGTTCGCCCCCGGCGAGCCCGACTGGGGATTGTTCCTCAACGCCTGCCTCTACGAGTTCTCCGACGCCCTCGACGACTTCTTCCGGAACTACGCCGAGGAGGTGGGCGCCGCCCACTTGCGAAACGTCATGGAAACCATCGAGGTGGGGGGATGCTCAAGCGAAAG